CTATAACGAACGCAAGTGATTTGATACGGCTTTCTAAGCTCTCTTCCTTAGAGCCACGAACCTGGATGCCTTTCATCCGTATCCATTCTTCCAGAGATTTTTGAAGAGTTGGATTGACTTTTGATTGGGAACGAGTTGGTGGTCTTCCTTGGTCAAGCCACTCCCAATATTCCAGCATTAGAATCTTGACATTGCCTCCTTGACCTATGGTTGTAATGTCAGGCTGAATGCTCTGAGCCAACTTCCCTGATGCCATTGCTTTGCGTTTGCCGAGATTGTCTCGCATCTGCTTCATAGCAGCGTTTGTCCAAGCAAACAAAATCTTCTCAAACTCTGTGTCTCCTTGGGTGGTATAACCTGACCCAATGGATTTATCACCTGCTAAAATATCAGTCAAGGCTCGTTGTTTACGAGCGATTTCAGAGGCTGAGAGATTGTAAAAATTAGCCAAGTTTTTTGAGCATTTCTATCAACTTGGGATGCGGATAAACATCAACCTTGTCGGAGCGAACTGAGTTGTGAGTGAACACTCCCTCTTCGCCTTTCAACGCTCTTGTTGTAACATCCCAAATGTCTTCATTGTAAGATAGCGGAATGCCGTATTTGTCCTTCCACAACAAAAGGAGTTCACGAGTTGATTCAATCTGAGCATCTGTGTAGTTCTCCCAATAGCGATACTTCTTGAAAGGAACTTCAATCACATCCTTGACTTCTTTTCCAGTATATGAGAAGAACTTGCCGTCTTTCTCGGTCAGTTGCCCCCAATTGATGATCTCAATACCAATGGAAATCTTGTCAAGGTTCTGATATTTAACTCCGTGCTTTGAGAATACATCCTGCTTGATGCCGAGATGATATGCCCACTTAGCAGAAGAAAAGCCTTGACCAATCTCACCATCTCTACCAATGACAATGGAAGTCGCTATTCGTGCAGAGTTGCTTTGCCACATTGAAAACACAGATTTCGGAGTTCCTGTTCCTGCTGTGTGATGCAGATAGATTTGCTTCTTGTCAACACTCTCGTTGACATAGTCGTTGAAGTCGTATTGTTTAAGGTTCATTTTCTTGTATTAATCGGTTCAGATACCAGTTGGCTTTGCGGAGATCTTCAACTTTTCCTTTCTTCTCCCATCTCCACAAATACTTAATAGCGTTTCCTTTGCAGTAGCCGTTGAATTGATCTTTGGTCATTGATGCTTTGATTGCGTCAATGGCTTCAATCTCGCCTTTGTAGTGTTCGGGGTTCACTGCATCCATTTGGTCATAAATTCTGTGATGGGCAAATTTAGTAGAAAGGTTTGGTTTGATGTATAGACCTCGGTCATTTCATCGTACTCTACGGCTGCGATGACGGAATCCAAATCCAAGTAACCGTCACGCTCAAACTCCACCAAGTCGGGGGCATCGTTGAGCAGCTTGTCCATTGCGTCTGGGGTAAACTCATATATGAAAGGAACTTTGATTAGGTTCATAATATCTTGCCATCTAAGATACGGAAATTCTTTACCTGGAAGGTCTTGTCTTCGTTCACCGTTACATAGGCAAAACCATTTGACCACTTCGTATAGGCATAGGGTCTATACTCAGGAGAGAGGTTGCACAAACAACCAGTTGACCAAACTCCAACTTGCTCTCCGTGGAGGTTGGATTCAGAGTGATGGCTGACCTGATGATAGTGACCCATCAGAGTTGAAGCTTTTGCTTTCAAGAAAAATCCCCTTGCAGGGTTGACGGGAGAAAACACACTCTCTCCCAACTCGTGGCCGTGCAACACAATCAGATTCCCCAACTTAATCATTTCACGATTTACGGCCTCAATTCCGTACTCGTGGAAGCGAAGTAGGTATTCCAAAGAAACCTCGTTCAAATCGCCTAATTCACGGGCATTTCGTAGCACATAGGCTCTCATTCTCTCCTCGTGGTTGCCTATCTTGTAGAGGACTCTTGTAAACTTCTCAGAGACATATTTCAAGAACTGCCTTCCCATCTCCAATTCCTCAGAGATTTTTGGTCTGCGGAGTTCCTTTCCAAATCTTGAAACATCATAGCAATCTAAGATATCCCCGTTCAGGATCAAAGCATCAACCTTGTGATTCAGGCCATACTCAATAGCAAGAGCAAGAGCGTCTTCATCGTGAAAGGGAAGGTGGATGTCTGAAAGGATTAAATAACTACCAGCACCCAACTCAATGGATTCCATATTCTCGGCTTTTGAAATGAGTCCAAGTTTGCGGAGTCCATCTTTAATGGTTGAATGCTCAATCTTTCGGTTTTTACTCTCAGCAAATTTTTTGCTCATAGCCCCGTCCGCACCTTTGTAGTAGCGAATCATTTTTCTTGCTGCTTCTACATCCGTGAACAGACCTTCCTCTTTGGTGAAAATCATTGCTGCCAATGTCTTATTTGGCAACTCAGGAAAGCGTTGGATGTAATCTTGAACAATGTCTTTTTTCATATGATTAGGAGAATAACAAGAAGAGAAAGCCCTCCTGAAATTCGCTTGTATTGTTTTATGGAATTGGTGAGAACCTCGTTGTCTGTTCGCAACTGAATATTCTCTTTGTCCAATTTTTCAATCACCACCTCTTGCTCGTGGATAATTGCTGAGTCCAATTCAATCTCTCTTTGCAGAAGAATCACTTGTTCTCTTGCTTTTGCTCCTTGCCAAAGGCGGTAGTTGACCTCCCGAATCAATGAATCGGTGAATTGACAACAGGCTTTTTGTGGCACGAACATCAGCAAGGCTGTCAGAAAGATACAAAAGGAGCGTGTCATATTTCTGTTCTACAAAAGTCCGTTCAGTTTTGATGGTTTGCTTTTCCACTTTGAGATCGTGGATATGCAAGGTATCAAGTTGGGATGTCGCAGTAGGACTCCAGGTATGGCGTGTTGACCACAAAATCAATAGCAAAACCAGCAAGTACGTCAGTAGAAGCGTCATAGAAGGGTTCTGCCGTTGAGTTGACAACCATTTCAAAATTCTCATCTAAGCGATTATTTCTTATTAAGAGGGTAACAATATCAATCAACACTCCTGCGGTGTCTGAGAGGACTTCTATGGTGTTAGAACTGCTCTCAAACTGCCTATCCATCACCATCATAGCGAAGCGATAAGACACCAACTTTCCAGAGGTATTGAAATCAAAGCCGTTCGGAACAAGCCACACCAATGGGTAATACTTGACTTCATCAACTGCAAAGTCAAATTCAGCCCCGACTGCGAACTTGCCTACCATCTTGTGAGATTCGGCTGCCGTCTTTATCTTGGCGATGATTTGGTTTAGGGTCATAAGATTGGAGCTTGATTTCGTTCTTTAATCGCCACTTATTCTTTTGGGAAGTCATAATTGAAATAGCAGTCATCATCTCCGGGAAGATACATACCACCGAAGAAAGCAGTTGACTTAGGACGGATGGTATCAAAGTCGGATCCTGGGTTGAGATAAAGAGGATATTTGTTTGGATAGGTGCGAATATAATCTCTCAAACGCTCTCCGTAGTACTCAGCCTTATCTCGGTATCTCTGCTCAATGTGGGTAAGGTCAGCAGGAGTTGCAGGTGTAGCATTCTCAGAGTTGCGAGAAGCTACGCTCTTATTCATAAACTTGAAGGTCAAAGGAAGCATTGACTCCACCAAGGTGTAATACTTCAAGCAAGGAGCGATATAGGAGTCAAGAAGAGTAGTGTTGTCAGCCGTCAGAGTTCCTGCATAGGCTTGGGTCTGCAACTCATCATAAATCCCTGAGCCAATGATGTCACGGATGTAAATCTCTTGTGCCTCTTTGATTGCTGACTTCAAAATCTTATCGTCGAGATTCTCGTTAAGAGCAGAGTTATCTTTTAAGTAAGAGGTTGATATAAAATAGACAAAATTGCTCATTTCTTTCGTACTAATTTAGAAGCCCAAATGTGACGGCAGTATGGAACGTGAACGGCAGGAGATGTTCCTTTCACAGTCATCCATCCACCTCTTCTCATCCAAACATCGTACCCAAGCAAAGCACTCATTTGAGTAATCTCGGCTCTTGTATAAAGTCGGTTGAATCCAACCATCCGTTTGCAAAAATCTCTTGTTGTTGGAATAACCTCTGCTCCAGTCACGCCCGGTGCTTTGGTGTATTCATAGCGAACCTCCAAATTCTCGGAGATGTTGTTCTTTTCCAACTCACTAAGACCCTCAGAAGAAACCTCATAGCCTCCTTCTAATTCACCCAAAAGACCTTCTCCTTGTAAAGATGCCACAGCATCAGAGATGATGGCAGGGTCGGCTTTAATTTGAGCGACAAGGTCACCAAGAACCATTCCAGGATTGGAACGAATCAAAGACAAGATCATCAGTTGAAGAGCATTGGCAAAATTCATCTCAACAGCTTCAAACTTATCCGAGGTTTCACCGAACATCTCAAAGATTTTCAAATCGTTGTCATCATCCCATCCGAAAGGATTTTGTTCTGACATAGCAACTGACTTTGATGGTTGGTCTCCTCCCATAATTGGTGGCAATCCAGCAATTCCACGAATCTCGTTGATGGTCATCTGCTCAATTACCTTGTTAGCAACCAATGGAGAAAGGTTGTTGATTGAATCAACTACTGTTTTAGTGTCACGCTGCTTGGCAAATCCAAGCTCCTCTCTTGCTTCATCCAAACTCATCAATCCTTTGGTGTACAAATCAGCGTAGTCCAAGCCGATTGGCATATTGTTCTCAGTTACAATCCTAACTGGGACAATGTATTTGAACAAATGTGTGAGGCAAGAATCAATCTGTTTTTGGCGAGGCTCTACATAGGAAGTCTGAAATGCCTCAAATGCCTCAACCAATTCATTCCTTCCTCCCAATTGTCCTTCTGTCTTAACTCCAAACAACATCGGAGAGGTGACCTTGTGACCGACAAAAATCTCTTCTTGGACTTGGCGGTTCAATTCCACGAACAACTTGTCAAAGTCGCTCGGTGCAAGGTTATTAATCACCGAAGGGTTTTCGTTTGGCTCGTTGTATTGGATAATAACAGACCCAGCGTTGTCTGTTCCTTGGAAGTTGTCTCTAAATCTCTTGGCGGTCTTTCTCGCTTCCTCAGGAGTTGGAATGCCTTTGAAGAGTTGGATAAGCGTCTGAGCAGAGAAACCGCTCTTGATAGAGTTCAGATGGAAGTTAGCAATCTCCGTGTCAATCTCAATGTACTTCAACGCCCCTACATAGTCGGGCAAAGGGTACATCTCTTGACCTGCCCGATAGAACTTGAAGTAATAGAGTTGTTTGTTTTCACGAGTAGTTGGATTCCACTTGGGATAGTAGGTCAGTTCAGGGCGAGAAGAATCCCAGTTGTCGGAATAGACAAAGTCCATCTCCAAGCCTTTGCGAACATTCTGAAAAGGCAAGTGGTAAATCTCAGCGATTGCGGTCTTGGCTTTGTTCCAGATTATTTCAAGAGCGAAACCATTGAACAACTCGCAGTCCTGAGCAATCTTAGTTTTAAGAGATTCCAATCCCTCGTA